ATTGCCCAACAGAATCAATGACTTACGACTGTGGTTCGTGATGCCAAACACCATAAACACAGTGGACCAATTCATGCCCGTAGAATTCGGGCTGATAACTGACCTTTGGATCAATCATATAGATAACGCACTTATTGTTTTCTTCGCTGATGATTGAAAATGCGGCAACATTCTTAGGTTCAATTGTTCCACTCACACTCTTCATTCTCTTTTCAATCTCAGCAGTCATTTCTGCTTCTGACTGAACAAGATGAATCTCTACTGGAAATTCAGTACGAGTGAAAGTTTCATGTTCAAAATAATAACCATCAGCACCAATATGATGACCCTGTTGTGTACAAGAAACAGCTACTACGGCAACAAAGATGGTATATGCGACTAGAAATACAAACTTTTTCATACTTTAACTCTCTCTACTGCGTCAGCAGCTATTAGATTGATTCTACGTTCCTTTGGATTGAAAGGCTTTCTGAAAACAGGAATGAATGTCTTTCCATCTCTGTACACGTTTTCGTAGAGATTTGTGCTATAGACAATCTCTCCATTAAACTTGTTTTTGAACGTAAGAAGTCTCTCACCTTTCTCTAGAAAGATATCCTTACCAATCTCTAGCCTTGCGGTCATAGTCATCATATTCATCGTGTTCTTCCATTCTGTGATCTTGACGTTTATCAAATCGCCAATTGCCAGCTTCTTCTCGGTGTTTCGTCTTTTTCTTAGACGATTTCTTATACTCACCCCAATCACTATCATGATCAAGTTCATCAAATTCGTAACGCTTCTTCTTAGCCATTGTAATTTACTTCTTCATTCCTTTTTCATTTTAGTACAGAACATTTTATATAAACCCCATTCTCGACCATACGCATCTAGCTCCCAAGGAGACTCATAATATGCTTCTTCATCTTCTTGATATGAATGATCAAAGTATGAACCTTTGTATCTCACACCACCAGTAACATAATCAAACATCTCATTATTTAGATATTGTTTCACATGAACAAGCTCATGACCTAGATCGACAAGAAGCTTTTTCAAACGAACAAGAGACTTCTTAGCTTTTTTATTCAATTGATTTGAATTTAAAACTATACGAAAAATCTTTCTATCGTTTTGAACTCCCTCATAGGTACACCAAGCATTATAATTTCTTAAATCTTCAATATCAGCATAATTATCTAGTTCATTCTTATGAACAATTTCTATTTTAATAGTTGATTTGTTAAGGACAGAACGTTTCACAAACTTGTTGAGTACGAACTTAGCATAATCTCTTACTATAGAAGAGTCTTCCTTAGATAGATGTAGGCTTGTTATCTGTATCATTCTCAACTCCTGACACGGAAATTCTCCTATTATTTAGGGCTTGACGACTCTTAAAAGGACCGTATCTTTATTAATACGACCGTTCAGAGGAATAGCCTTGGAATTGATGGAATCCATTACCTTTCTAAGAGCTATTTTACCACCATCCAGTACAGTAGACAAGATTTTCTCTGGCTTTCTCAAAGTCTTAGAAATCGACTTTTCTGAGAAATTAGTGATAGTAGTACCTTTAACAATTAAACCTGCGCTATCTGCTGCGATATAGACGCCAAGTCGTCGCGATTTGACGTTAAAAACCCAAAGTTGGTCAGATCCGACAATGGTAACTGGTGAAATAGACTGAATCTTGAAATTATTGTCTTTTTCAAGAAACTTGAGCTTGGATACCTGTTTATCAAAAGAAACGGGCTTTTTCTTGCGAGGCTTACGAGTCTTATTGGCATTCTGAGAAAGGCGCTCCGCATCCTTAATGATGGATGCCATTACAGACAATATGCTCTTAATCTTCGCTTTACCGAGAGACGAGTATCCTTCGCGAGTCTTTTTATCCTCGACTTCCTTGACAAACTGCTTTGCGCGAGCCTTGAAATATTCAATGATCTTATTGGCATGAATAGGCTTTACATCGTTGGTAATGAACCAGTCGTATGCGTTAAAAGGCTTTTCGCCAATTCCGTATTCATCAATCATACCTTCAAGTTCACCAATATGATGATCGGTCTTATTGGCAATACGTTCCTGTACATTTACAGTTGTATTGACAATGACATTACCCTCAGCGTCAATATCCACTGGAATTGAATGAGTATTGAAATCAAATTTTGCCTTGAGATCCGAAATAATCTCCTCGGTCTTTTCAGAGAAAACATAACCCTGATTACGCATACGAATAGTCCATGTGTAAGTCAGATTGTTCTTGGCTCTCTTAAGATCGCAGCCAAGAATCTTGGCTGCGTCTTTTTCATCCTTGTTACGGCCATACCAATTCAAAGCTTCAGCAATTTCAAACTGAGAGGCTTCTTCCTGTTTCTCATAAACAGGTTCTGGATCAACCATAACATACTTGGACTTTTTAGTCATTCAGCAAAACTCCACTAGACATACTGCGTGGCACAACTCCACCAGAAATGTTAGTGACAGAATCAACACGGAATGAACGCCATTCGTTCAGATCAAGATCGAACACTCGCATAGTATTACCAGCTTCGGTAATAAGATCACCCTTGCCACGATACTGTTCAGGAAGCAAAGGATCATTTAGAGTACAACGCATAATGCGAACAGCACCATCCATCTTTGTAAAGGTCACGACGGCTTCACCGTTCTTGAGAATCTTATAAACATGATCAAAAGTATACATAGTAAACCTCCTTATAGGTTGAGACTATATTATACTAGAAGAAACTTTAAAAGTAAAACTTTAATTTGAATTACCAGCTATTCTTTCTTTTTCTTGTAATTTTACCATTTTTATAGGTAATAGATCCAAGTCCAGTTCTCATGCTTGATGAATATGATGTTCCTTTTCCTCTGATATACGTTTGAGTGTATGTCATATTTCCAATTTTCTTTTTTCTATATGATCGACCAGATTTATTAGGAAGTTTTGTTTTTGGTATTTTATACCTTTTTGATGGACCTCCGATATTACCGAAAAGTCCAAAAATACACAGGAATAAAATAAGTATTGCTCTAAACACGATTACAACTCTTTTAGTTTACCACTAAAGTATTTTACAGTATTCAGTAGGCCATTGTCTAATGTAATCTTTGGATTCCAACCAAGAGAATTAATTAAACCAATGTCTGGTCTACGCTGTTTAGGATCATCTTGTGGTAAAGGAAGAAATGTAATTCTAGATTTTGAACCTGTAATTTTAATTACTTTTTGAGCTAGCTCAATCATGGTGAATTCTTTAGGATTACCCACATTCACTGGCGTATCAATAGAAGAACCAAAAACGGTGAGCATCCCGTCAATAAGATCATCAACATAACAAAAAGATCGTGTTTGAGAACCATCTCCATAAATCGTAATATCTTCATTGTTTAATGCCTGTACTATAAAATTGCTTACCACACGACCATCATTAATAGACATATTAGGACCATAAGTATTGAATATCCTAATGATGCGAGTTTTGACTTTATGAATACGCTTGTAATCATAAAATAAAGCTTCTGCGGCACGTTTACCCTCATCATAGCAATTGCCGCAAAACAACGCCTTTCCATTTCTTCTAACGTACACAATTCTATTAGGAACAGTCACACAATGAACCGTTCCATTATAATTAACAACTTCCTTTTTTCGATATTGTGCTTCATCACATTCAAAAACAGAAATACTGTATACAGGATTTTCTTTTCTAGAATCTGGATTTTGTCCGATATTGCCCACAATACCGATTTTCATCAAAATTTCTTGAAAATCATCTATTGAAGCTTTTGAGTTGCTGTAATAAATATTTCCTCTCTTTGAACCGTCTCCTATCATCATAGCACCATACAATATCTCAAGTTGTCTTCTTGATAAATTTTTCAATTCTTGTGGTATAAATTTATCTTTTGATTTTCCAAATTGTTTTAAATAAATATAAAGTTGCTTATTGAGGCAATAAAATTGATGGCTGCTTTTATGTGGCTCTTTGAACTCAAATGGTAGTCTTTGTAAACATTTCCATATTTTTTCGTAATTTTCTGGATTCTTATCTTTTGATTGTGCTATATATACACCGTATCCGCCTTTACGGCTATATACACACCCTTCTGTTATAAAATATCCAAAAAATTCGACCCAATCATCCATATTAACAGATTCAATAAATTCTTTTTTGGCATTTATTCTTTCACTGTCATTATATACAAATTTAAATTCTGTAATATCGTCGGCATCATAATCTGCTGTCTTTAGCATCTTAGCCCTTTCCCAAGAAATCTCATTTGAGGCTTCCAATAATTCAAAATCATCGTGATCACGTTTCTTCACATACATTTTATGATTTGGAGTTACCAACAATTCAGCATTTTGGCTAATGAATTGAATCATATTTCCTGTATAGTTTTGGGATATTATTTCAGAAGCTTGTTGGTAAATGATCTTGCTGTTCTTGTCTATAGTGAGGAAAAAATCTTCTTTTTTTATGTCTTGAAAAAATTTCCATCCATCTTTCGTAAGAATTTCCGTATCAGACGAGTAACACGCGCGGGGACCATAGCTGTTAACATGACCCACATAATATTCATGCTGTGGGCTAATCTCTGGATCACCATATACTTCGGAAGTAGATGCTTGGATAATTTTACATTCATGTTCTTTAGCCAATTTCAATAAGTTGTTTGTTCCAACAACACATGTAAGAGTTGTTTCTATCGGAATATTCTGATAATGAATCGGGGAAGCTGGACAAGCAAGGTTAAATATACCATCAAAACGAGCAGAGCCAAGATCGGTAGTGCTAGTAAGATTGTTAATATCGTGTATGTAAAGTTGGAAATAATCTTTTTCATGGTAATTCCTAATATTCTCCATATTTCCCGTACATAAGTTATCTACAACCGTAATTTTGTTGCCTTGATCATATAGACGCTTTACCAAATGAGAGCCTAAAAATCCAGCTCCACCCGCAATTAGATAGTGACTCATACAGCATGTTCTGCCTTCTTGTTTGCGACAGCAACTAATCCATTAGCCAATGCTTCCAATAATTTACCTTTGAAGATCTTGTTCAAAATTTCTTCTGATTTCTTAGACTTCTTGATTATAAATCCTTCTTGGTTTACATTAATCAAGTTTTTGACATAGTATTCTATATCGCCAATAATCGCTTCAAACACCTCAACAGTGTCATCATTATTATATAGAACAATTTGATACTTGTATCCTAGCTCATGCTTATGAAAATTTTCGTTCTCTGAATTATTTAACTTCATGATAGTAAAATCCCATGTCGAAAGTCCTTTCTTACTATCTTCTTCTTTTAAAGAGAAGCTGATACCGTCTACTTCCTCTTCATTTAGCTTTAGGTTTCTTACTTTTAGTGCTTCCATCTTCGACCTCTTGAATTTTGTTATAGGTGAGATGATAACCATATTTCGCAATATAATACGAGTCTACGATATCAGTCACTGGGCTATCAAGTCTTCCAGTCTTTGAATATAATGATATTAGATTCCTTCCAGTCTCTCCTACAAAAGCTTCATACATCTTAGCTTTATCGGCATTTCCTTTGCCTGTGGCATATTTCTTAATCACTGTTGGTGGAACTGTGGTAAATTTAAAACCAACTTCCCATAATTTGTTTTTAAGCAATCCACAGTTTTCTGCTATATGAAAAACTCTGCCTTTAGATCCAAATGAGTAATCTTCAATGAAGATCTGAGGCAGAGGTTTTGTTGGAATCTTGCTTAGAAAAAACTCAGCGATATTATCGTATCTTTCCTGTTCGCAATAGTATTCCTTGTGTTCATAACCAACAGCGTTTTGTATAGTTCCAGTGAGTTTCTTGTGTTCAGTTAGAAAATAGAACATTGACTTATCAATGTTAGGTTCTGCCATGATACATATGGCTGGACATGATAATGAATAGTCAATACCTATTACCATGATTCCTCATCGGAATCTTCATCTTCTTCGTATAGGCCATTTTCCTCATCGTCGGGGATTTCTTCTCCACAAAAAGGACAATGATCTGGTTCTCCATCTACGTTAGATATCATGAAATCCACCGCATACTCCGATTCGCAATTTGGACAAGTAATTTTTACATAAGCATCTTCTGACATTATTCTTCCTTTATTGTATGTAGGAATTTAAGTAGGGAAGAAAAACTCCATCATTTTCTTCGACTCAAAAATTTCTTTTGGTAGGTTTGAAATAGGATACTTCTTTAGAATACATTCAGTCGAATTGTATGATGTCATACCTTCACGCATTCCTTCTTGAAGTTTCTTAATCTTGGTTTCGCTGCCATAATATCCATCTTCAATAAACGAAAACTTATCATCATAGTGAATAAAAGATTCTCTCTTAATCAATTTTCTGTTATTATCACCCATCCAACTAAAATGCCAACCAATATCTTCTACTATCTTATTGTCGTAGCAAAGCCATTGTGTTTGTATTCCATTGAACTGACTTGATCTAATCTGAGTTGGGCGCACATAATACATGTGCTCTTTTCTACAAAAGAAAGTCTGTACATTCCAAGGTTCAGGAAAACCAGTCTGCTTCTGAAATACTCTTAGATCTCCACGACCCTGTAAGTACACCATTGGAACAAGCATAATGATATCTCTAATTTGACTAGCAACATGAACAAGAGAATCAATGTACTTTGGATTTACAATTTCATCACAGTCACCATTGATGATAAACGTATCATTGTCGTATTTATCAAGATGATTTACAAGCTCATCGCGTTGTAAACGCTCTCTGATTCTGCCTCTGACAGAATTTAGATTGGTGTGATTGCCATCATAACAATTACGATAGTCGATCTGCATCGCGTACAGGTCATCATCTTCTGGATATTCAAGTTCAATGACTTCAATCTTTTCCGCTGGAAGATTGAGTTCCTTGATCAACTTCTTTACTTCAAACTCTCTTGGCTTACCACTATGAGTTTTGTTAGATTCACAGATGATAAACTTATCAACGTAGTTGTTAAGAATCTTAATTCTCAACTCCATTATTTCTTTTTCATTAAAGTAAATAAAGCTATCAATAATATATCTCTTGCTCATGATCTTCACTCTCCAACATACTTTTTATAGGCATCTGTCCAATCAGATGAAATTGCTTTCTGTGCTTCTTTTAGCGAAATATTCTTTTCACACACTAGCTTATGTAGCTTGTTTTCCAAAGTGTCTTTCTTGTGTGCGTTCCAAGGTTCTGTTGTATAAGACTGGGGCCAAAGATTCTTGATATCATTTGATCCACCAAGCTCAAGACTGATTAGATGATCTATTTCAAATTTGTCACTTTCTGGATCAATATTGTACTCAGCAAATACCTTTTTCTTCACAGACTCTGGAACATTACGAACATTGTTGCCGTTTTTATCCACACCAGCAGTGTAATTTGGAACACAGATGACCTTGATTGTGGCATCTGGATTTACGGCTCCAGGAGTTAACTTAGAATCTGGAAGTTGTGGAGGTGATCCAGCAAATGCCAAGAATGGTAGTAGACATAGAATCAGTAAGCTTTTTCTCATTTTAGAATCCTAAATGTTTTTTTCTATTGAAATTTAAATCGTATTCAGCTACGACACCTTTGTTAAATGGAGTCTTGTATGGTTTCATTTCTTTCCAATGAGGACCCCATTTCTTATTCATATAACTCACTTCATTGATAATTCTTCCATTATCTATTCTATCTTTCAAAGACATATCTGTGCGCCATGTCTGAGAACCAGTTGTCGCATAAGAAACATCACCGTGTAAGAATGGTGCTGTCAAGAAAGAACGATCAATCGGATCATTAACTATCTTCATTAAGTAGTCTAAATCCTCACAATAAGCTGGGTAGAAGTTTTCATCAAACAGACCATATCTCTGAATTACCCAGTCTTTAATCAAGAAACATTCAAATGATCCCATGTTGTCAAATCCAGCCTGACAATGAACCATTCCAATATTTGGTTTTGCCGCATCATCAACCATCGCTTTCAAAAAACCTTCTTGAAAGGCGATATCGTGATTAGTGATGATCCAATAAGGAGCATTTATATCGCTCTTTACAATCATATTCCAAGCAGCAGCACATCCAATATTAGCTGGTAAGTGACATACCATGATCTTTTTGATGAACTTATGCTCAGTCTTTGCTATTTCATCAAGCTCAGTGTCTATCTCACCCCTTCCATTGTTGTTGAAAATCACAAACTTCTCTACTGGATAGTCCACACTATCAATCAGTCTTTTTACCCATTTTGTTCCATTAACAACAGCGGTGCCTATAACTGGAATGGGTTGAACTGGCGCGGGAGGCTTTCTTTCTTCTACCTGAACATTGAGATTCTTGATGTTATTCATCAGACATACTTGGTGATTTTCATCCAGTTGATCCCAATAGTTTTCATATAGAGACTTGAAGAGTTCTCTACTTTCTTTATGCTTACCCCACCACCATCCAGTCACTGCCTTCTGAAAAGAAAACATATACTTTCCTGGATATTTTACGTCAGATCTCAGTGGTTTTAGATCTTCATGTT